CGATAATCTTCTGCATTTACATAAGCACCTTGCCCATTGTACTCTACATAGTAGGAATTTTTAATTTTTGTAATCTGTCCCAGTTGACTTAACGCTGAAGTAGCAGCCTTGACCCCTGCAGCAGTTAATCCAGCAACGATGCCTGCGGTAGCGCCGCGGCCGATAGCAGTGGATGCTTTTTCTCCTTTGAGCAATCTGTCAGCGATGTTAACGATAGCTGTGGCTCCACCAACACCGAGGCCTGTGGCAGCGATGCCAGCAGAAATACCACCTGCAGCAGCTAGACCCAGTGCAGCAGCTAAAGAACCTGCGATGGCTAAAAGAAATTTATGAGTTTTAGGATTGTTTGCTGCGAACTCGCCATACTTGGCTAATTTTTTTGCGATATCGGGATGTTTGGCAGCAAATTTAGATTTGATATCTTCCCATTTAGCATCAAAATCTTTAACAGGCTGTGAGTTTGATAGTGCGCCGCCTAGTTTGTTGAACCACACGTCTTTGAGTTTTTCAGAAACTTCACCAGCAGCATCTACAGCTTTACCTGCCATAGTGCGATTAGAACCTTGAGCACTGGCAGTGGTTTCAATGCTTTTGAATAGAGCCTTGATCTGTTCTGGCGCTAGAGCCACTTCCATTAGTATAGGATGTATTTCTCTTTGCCAATGTTCAAAATAGGGATCTCGATGATCGATATCAAATGATTCGAATATATTTTCTTTGAATACGTGATTTATTCTCATAGTTCTGCCAACATTTGTGATATGTTTGTTATTTATAAAAAACGAGCTTACGCTCGTTTGCTTTTTCGCTTGCGCTCAAAGCATTTTTTCTTTTTCTTGATAATATCGAAGTTGTGAAAAAACTATAAATGCGAAGCATTTTAGCATTATGCAGATTGTTCAGCCACACTTAACCCGTTGCCGGGTAAAGAGTACATTATGCGAGTCGCACAGCACACTTAGCGTTACAACAATTACAGAGGCGGTCAGCCGGTACCTCGAGTTGCGTCTTATCCTGACGGTGGATTATCACGTATACGCTAACACACGCAATAACCTAAGGGTTTTTCTCCCTTCTTTTTGCCCTTTTATTCCTTTTCAAACAGCAAAATCACAGGTCTTATAAGTGATCTTCATCCAAACGGGTAGTTGCTGAGTACCATTGCGGCATGGAATTCCGTCCCTGAGTACACGTAGACCAGGTATAGAGCGCACGAACTTGGGCCTGCGCTAGCCAAAAAACCGCTTTATTTTGCCTTTGATTGTTCTAAAAGACGTTGCCTGAGTATATTTGAACCGCCAACTCTGACATTTATAATGCCATTATAATAGTCATCTGTTTCTAAAACTCTGCGTTCAAATTGCTCTCTTGCTTCTAAATAACTTAGTTCTGCCTTGGATTTGCAAAGATAAATGATTTCTCTTGTGAATTTTTCCGGACCTAATGTTTGGACGTCTGCGTTTAACCTATCAGATGAACCCCAGTATTCGCGCCAATCGCTTTCTACTGTGCTTCTTCTTTTAAGTTTTTTGCCTTTGAGTGGTGGTTTAGTGCGTTTAAATTGTGCTAATTTCTTGCCTATGTACTTCTGCCCGGTGTGTAGATTCGTGATGATATAAACAAAGCCAATATAGCCTTCAGGTAATTCTTCTACTAGTTGATTTTGATACGTCCATTGCACTCACTTAGTTAGTTTGGGAGGTCTGCCTAGCTGGCCTTTTCTGGTTTTCTTACGTGCCTCTCGCTTGTCTTGTATTTCTATTCGCCTTTTACTTGCCTCGTTGCGTATTTCTGATAGCCAATAGCGTGCCTTGATGCCTGCCTCGTCTGAGCCTTTGTATTCAAATCGTTCTTGCCACTTAAAATATTCCTGAAAAGCAGCAATCATCTTGTCGTGACTTTCTGTTGTCATTCTACAATGTCAATATCGTTACTGTAACTGGTAAAGCCGTTCTCTTTGATCACTTTCAGCACATGATTAACGCGACTGGTCAAGTCATCACGATGTGAAATTAAGAATACATTCTTATCACGTTCACGGGTCATGCGTTTTAACACAGCAATACTGGATTCAACACCGCTTGAATCCATACCTGAGTCTACCAACTCATCGATAAACAGCAAGTTGATGCTGTGATATAGATTCTCCCATACATCTCGGAATGCCCACGACATAGATAATATCAATCTATTACGTTCACCACGTGACAGGTTATCAAAGTCTAGGTCTTGTCCTAGCTGTGTAATGATAACTGATAGATCGTTTTGGAATTCTACAATGTGTGGCAATCCAATCTTGTCCAAATAATAGGTCAAGCGTTGATTCAAGAATGCCAAGTTCTGATCAATAATACGTTTTCGTACAAAACTATCTTTGTTTGTCAGCAGTTTGTACAAGAATTCCTGATGCTCCTTAACACGCACCAACTCATTAGCATGATCCCAACTGATTTCCTGCACCGCAGTATTTTTAAGTTCTTCGATCTGCTCTAGATAGGGATTAATTTCCGCTTGTTTTGCTTCAACATCTCTTTCCAGGCCACTTACTGTGTTCTTATGATTCAATGCCTGTTCTAAACTGTCATAGTGTACCTGTGGACACGCACCTAATTCGCCTACAAGCGCCAATGCTTCGTTGAATGCTGCTAACTCTGATTGGTGTTCTGTAAGACTAGTTCGGCTTTCTTCAACCTGCTTGGTTTTAGCAGTGACCATGTCTTCATGTTTAGAATCATGTAGGTCTTGTCCACAACTGTGGCACTTGTGATCAGCCAGTGCAGTTAATTCTGTTTCTAATTTGTCTAATAGCTTTTGTTCTTTTTCTAAAGTAGCGGTTTGCTTTGCTATCAACGATACTAGATTATCACGTTCTTTTTTGTTAGCAGTCCATTCAACTAGAGATTTTTGTGCGGCAATCTCAACATCGATATCGATCGTACTGAGCCTATCAATGCTTTTTCTAAGGTTCTCTACGCTAGTTTCTTTCTGTTCTTCCCATAGCTTCTGTTTGCGCTCTAAAGAGTCTATGCTCTGTTGAATTCGTTCGTTGGAAGCCTTCACCGTGTCAATGCGTGTGTTTTCTGTAGAAATAGCATCCTTAGTCAAGCGTAGTTGCTCTTTGAGGTTCTCTGCTTTTTCGCTTAACAATGTAATACCTAACAACTGTTCAATAATGCTTCGTTGATCATTGGGCTTCAAGGCCAAGAACGGTTCAGTATAGGTATTAAGTGCTACCAGATGTTTAAACATCTCGTGACTCATTCCAATCATTTCTTCAATAGACTTTTGTGTTTCTCGGCTGTCACCTTGCGATTCATCCAGATCTTCTAGGTCTTGTTCTTGCCCATTGATACTAAATTTCAGTAAGTTAGGTTTTCGTCCACGCTCAATGTGATACTCGACACCGTCCTTCTCAAATGTAACGGTACATAACATACCTTTTGAATTGATCTTATTGATTAAGTTATCACGTTTAATATTAGTCAGGGCCTGGCCATAGATACCATAACTCAAACCATTAATGATTGTAGTTTTACCTGTGCCGTTACGAGCACCACTGTCGTCACCGCCTAGATCTAGGTTCTCACCTAAGACCAAAGTTAACTGACCCTTGTCAAAGTCTATGGCCTGGGTTTGATTGCCCACGCTCATAAAATTGCGTACTGTTAGATTTTTAATTTTTATCATAGGTCGTTATAGATATTCAATAGTAGTGCTTTGTCGTAGGTATCGCTTTCAATGGCATTGATCTGATTCATAACGATCGTATCAACTGATTCAAAGTTGATGTCGATAGGAGTAGCATTAGATTCTACTTGAACTTTTTCAGGGATTAACATTAACTCACGCAGATTGTACTGCGGAATGAATTGTTCTTTGATAAAGTTGGCTTCTTCGAAACTAATTGGTAAATCGATAGTAACACGACAATGCATCTTCTCACGCAGAAGTTTATCTGGTGTGTCGATGATCTGACTTAATTTGTATGTTCTATATATCGGTTGACCGGGCCAAGTTAAGTACTCTGGTTTCCCACCCCACTCTAATATCATCATACCACGTTCGTCGTCGCCTGCGTCTGCATAGTTATGTGGAAAGGCATTACCAATATAAGTTACATTGCCTTTGCTTTGACGTTTATGGAAGTGTCCGCTGAACACGTACTCTTGATTTATAAAATGATTGCCCTGTAACTGCCCATGATCAGGCATCTGCACCATAGCATTCATATAGAACAGGGGCAATTCCAAATGTCCAAACACATATCGACTTTTAATCTTAGGTACGTTGCGCCATTCTTCACCCACTAACCAAGGCATGATAGTTACATCGCCTTCTGTGAGTGTTTCTTTGATTGGAATCACATTTGGAAACAATCGCATAAACTCAATAGAATTAATTTCACGTTTGTCTTTGTAGAACAGATCGTGATTGCCCAATATGAAATAAACTTTTTCAAAGCTCTGACTTAACCGTTCAAGATTTGAAACGGTATAGTTCATTGTGCTGACATCAGTGGTAGATCGATTGTGATGCCAGTCACCTAGGAATATTGCAGTTTCGCAACCTTGTGCTTTGGCAGTATCACAAAACCAAGTGACGAAATCTTCGCAGTCCTGATTATGGACTCTACTACCGCTTTTTAGCCCAAAGTGAATGTCAGTGAAACAGGCTACCTTTTTAAATAGACTCATAGATATATTTTAAACTCTTTTATTATAAAGGTCAATCTTCTTCGTTACCGGTAGTTATTGTAACAGGACCAGCTGCAGGACCACTACCACTATTTTGACGAGTCCAACTTGGATTCATACCATTTATTTCGAGGATGTCGTCTCTAATATTTTGGTTACGTTTTTCAATGTTGATGATACGTACGAAACTATTGGTAACAGCAGCAGTATAGTAAGCAAAAGGATTATCAGATTTACTTTCATCAAATTGGAGTCCTATTTGGGTTAGTTGAAGTATGGCCTGTCCACGCATTTCATCGTTGTAGGTATAGCCACGGACGTTGCCTCTAGTTGCATATCGTTCACATAATTTTAAAAACATACGAGCTAGGTTGTCAGTCATCTGGCCATGTTCTTTATTGAACTCGCCAGTGTCTAGCGGACCTTTCCAATGGCTTTTTCCTACACATATTAGGTTGCCTTTATCATCAAACTTCCAGTGTTGGAACGGAGGAAAGTTTACCTTGTCATGACTGTCAGCAGTATTTTTTAGTGTCTTTTTTCGACCTGGTGCTAACGGTATGTGTTCAAAAGTCATAATACGGAAAACCAGCTCTTCTTTGGTAATTTTTTTATAGTCTACTTCAAATTCTTTGGCAGGTAATTTTTTACCGGCTGCGATCATTCCGGCTTCGTGTGCGATCTTGCTCATTCTTGATGCACGGTTTCTTTTGGCTTCTGCGATGGTTCTGATATTGAGTTTGTCTAGGCTGCTTACGATTAGATCATAATCGCTGTATGCCTTGTCTGTGTATGTACAGTATGTGTTTTTGCTGCGATGGATCTCTTTTAGTAGGTCTTTGTTGGTTAGGTACTTTATTTTTGGTATCAGTGTCATTAGATATGATTCTCCTATTACTTATATAATAGCACATTTTGCAAAGAATAAATAGAGTATAACGGAGAATATTTACTCAAAATGGCATTATCTGCAAACCCTTTAGCACAGCTAATCACATCATCATCGCAGGCTATCACACAAGCCACTAACGAAGCGCAGGCTCGCTTACCACAGATAGGCGATGCATTAGCTAAAGCCAATCTCGATGCAACTATTTCTAGACTCAGTGGAGAAATAGGCAGCGGCCTAAACGGATTAACAGCCGGCACAGGAACAGGCCTAGACGCTCTTAAAAATGGAGCCAGTAATTTTATCGCCGGCGGCGGCACAACACTAAGCGGATTAGGAAATACCATACAGAGCACAGTGGCCGGAGGTATTTCCACTCTGCAAACCGTAGCAGGATCAACCAGCAACATCACTGCAGATATCTCAGGTACACTAAACAAATTAACAGGCGGAAATCTTGCAGGCGGACTACAAGGTCTAGCAGGACAAATTTCTTCAGCAGCCGGAATGCTGAATAATTTCCTAAGCCTAAAAAGAGGAGCAAATCTTCCATCCGGTGGAGAATTGTTTTTAAAACAAGGTTCTCCGATTCAACTGCAACCTAATGCTAAAAATGATTGGCGTGTGAGAATCAATGCACAGTGGAACATATTCAACAGTCCGCTGTTTAAATTATTAGAAAACACCGGCGGCGTGGTTTGGCCTTATAATCCTAATATCACAGTATCTACCAAAGCCAACTACACCGCTATAGATGCCACACACAGCAATTATCAATTCCAGGCATATAAAAACAGCGTTGTAGATGATATTCAGATCAGCGGAGAGTTCAGTTGCGAAACAGAAACCGATGCAGCCTATTGGATAGCGGCTACTACCTTCTTTAAAACTGCCACTAAAATGTTTTTTGGTGAAGGAGAATTCGCAGGAAATCCTCCTATAGTCTGCAATTTATCGGGCTACGGATCAAGTATTTTTGACAAGATTCCGGTGATTGTCAAAGCCTTTTCCGTAGAGCTCAAAGATGATGTGAACTATATACGATGCAACACATTTGGAACTAACACATGGGTGCCTGTGCTTAGTACAATATCAGTGACAGTGACTCCGGTGTATAACAGACGTAGATTAAGAAAATTCAGCCTGCAAGATTATTCAAGAGGCAAGGCCGCAGACAGTGTAGGATACATCTAAGATGGCAATCACGTACAGCAAATCCAGTCCTTATAACAACACTAGACAGAATAATCTATATCTAGAACTACTGTCAATAAGACCAGTGCCTGCCGAAACAGATGATTTTAGATATGTTATTGAAAATCAATACCGACACAGACCAGATCTATTGGCCTATGATCTCTACGGCAATCCTAAATTATGGTGGGTGTTTGTACAGCGAAATATGAGTGTGATCAAAGATCCTATCTATGATTTTGAACCAGGAACAACCATTTATCTTCCAAAAAGATCAAACCTAGAAAAATTTTTAGGAATCTAACATGGCTATCAGAGATATTGGTAGAGCGATAGTAGAAGTTGTAAGACCAGATGGTGGTGCCGGACTAGCTAACGAATTATCAACATTCGTCAGCAAAGGGTTAGCAACAGTAACCACAGGATTAGTTCCAGCACGAGCTACCGATGTTATAAACAACGGCGCCAGCAGCCTAAAGAATGATACTCTAAGATCCAATGAAGCCACGATACAATTACCCAAGGTAATACCAAATCCTCTAGAACAATTTGCATCATATACGCCATTATGGACCTTGGCATGCCTCACTCCAGAACAGTATAACGATCCTAGATCATATAGAAACAGTCCTGCCGATCTAAAACATATAGTAATGAGTTCTGGTGGTAGATACGATACCCAGCGAGTGCAGACAGCCAGCGGCACACCAGAATTTTTTATCAACAATTTTACCATGAAAGCTGTGGTAGGTGCTAATAAAAAAACAGGTAACAGCAATGCTTTTAAATTTGAGTGGACTATCTACGAACCATATTCTATGGGACTATTATTACAGAGTCTACAGATAGCGGCAAAAAATGCAGGATATCCCAACTATCTTAATAACACACCCTTTGTGTTGAGATTAGATTTTCAAGGGTACGACGAACTAGGGGTTCCATATACATCTGTGAAACCTAAATTTTTTACACTGTGTATAACGGCTGCAAAGTTTGAAGTCAATGAAAGTGGCAGCACCTATAAAATGGAAGGTGTGCCCTTCAACCATAAAGGATTCAGCGATCTTGTTAATCTAGCATTTAATGACGTAAAATTAACACTAGGAGAAAAAGGTCTTGTAGAAGAATTATTGTCGGGCACTACTAATGAAAGTCTACAAAAAGTTTTAAATGACATAGAGCAGAGATTAAAAGACGATGAATTGATCGGAGAAAAAGATGTCTACGAAATAGTGTTTCCAACATCGTCATCACAATTTAATTCAGTGAACGGGCCAGCTAATACCAAAGCTGCCACAGTGGATCCTAACGAATCACCAAAAACAGTGATCAATGGTACCGATGTAGAAGTTAAAAAAGATTTTGATCAAAACGAAATAGGCGGAGCCAGTCTGGGATTTGATCAGAGCAAAGGCGGAACATATGTGATGCGTAAAAACGATCAACGAGATGCTAAAACCGGGTTGATCAACAGAGATAAAATGGTTATCGATCCAACCAAACGTGTGTTTCAATTTGCACAAGGGCAAAGCCTTACAGCAATTATGAACCAAATAGTATTAAGTTCAGATTATGCAGCCAAAGCCATTGATCCTAAATATAAAACCCCTGAAGGATTTGTTAAATGGTTTCGACTAGACGTTCAAATTGAATTATTAAAGTTCGATGCCGTGACTGGCGAATATGCTAGAAAATACACCTTCCGAGTAGTTCCTTATCTGGTGCACGAAACAATATTCTCTAATCCGAATTCTGCGCCTATTGGTTATAGTGAATTACAAAAAACAATTTCTAAAGGTTACAATTATATCTACACAGGCCAAAATGTGGATGTGTTAAAATTTGACATACAGATTAACAATTTATTCTTTACAGGGGTCACTCCTAGTAAACCCAGCGACTCGGGCACAGCAGCAAATCCCGACACCGGCGGAGGACCATCCCCTCAGGTCAACAAGCAGGCTAAAACCGGGCAAGGAACCTCACCAGGATCTCAACTGGCCAGTGGCGGTCGAGCAAGATTAAAAAGAGATCCTAAATTAATTGAGCAGTCGTTGAAAGGCGGAGCCAATCAAACAGACACAGAACAACAAGTGGCCAAGGCATTTCATGAAGCATTTTTAAATAACGGGGCAGAATTAGTCACAGTGAATCTAGAGATATTGGGAGACCCGTATTGGATAGTTGACAGCGGAATATCTAACTATTTTGCATCACCGTCAGATTCTAATCCGGCCCTGACTGAAGATGGAACAATGAACTATGAAAGCGGAGATGTATATGTATATCTCAGTTTTAGAACACCCACAGATATAGATGAAACCACAGGATTATATGAGTTTGCTACAGGTGGTAAAGTGAGTCCTTTTAGCGGAATTTATAGAGTATCTGCCTGCGAAAGTATTTTCGCCGATGGGGCATTTAAACAAAAATTAACCTGCTTAAGAATGCCAGGACAGGCAGTGGATTACAAAGATAATCCTCCAGAATTACTCAATGATCCGAATATTCCAACATCGAGTGCAATGACAGTAGGATCTGATGAACCAGTAGCAAGTTCACCTTTAGATGATCCGGGATATAATCAAGCAGTTGCACCAAACTTTACGCCTGTATCAGTGAGAGGTAATCAAGTTCCTGGCGATAGAGCAATAACTTAATGGATAAATTAAATGGCTGAAGAAAGTAGACCGTCGTCGGAATATGCCAATCAAGGTGGATTGAGATCTGGCCCCTACCTGGCTAGAATAGTTAATCACCTTGATCCTAGTTTAATGGGTGGCCTTGAAGTCACTCTGTTAAGAGAACAAGGAAATACGTTCGGTGAAGACACACAGACACACGTGGTTAGGTGTGCTATGCCGTTTTTCGGTTACACTGGTTTTGAATTTATGGGGCAAAATTCTGCTACAGTCTCGGGTAAGACCAGCGATGCTTATAACGACACACAAAAAAGTTACGGCATGTGGTTTGTACCACCAGACGTGGGTGTAACAGTATTGGTGGTATTCATTGACGGAGACCCAGCACAGGGATATTGGATTGGTTGCGTGCCAGCAAGATTCGCCAACAACATGGTGCCTGCGATTGCCGGATCGTCACAAATTGATATTGATAAAACAGACAGCGATAGATATGGAATTACCTCGGGCTCAGAACTGTTGCGAGTCACAAATTTACCTGTAGCAGAAATTAATAGAAAACTTAATTCTAAACAACAGGAGGTTGATCCCGACAAGATTAAAAAACCGGTGCATCCAATGGCTGATCGTTTTTTAGAACAAGGATTGTTGTTTGATGATGTTAGAGGAGTTACAACTAGCTCGGCACGAAGAGAAGCACCTAGTATGGTATTTGGTATATCAACACCGGGTCCTTTGGATAAAAGAAACGATGCTAAAAAAGCAAAAATAGGAACACAAAATTATCAATCTCCAGCGCCGGTTCCAGTCAGTAGACTGGGTGGCACACAGTTTGTAATGGATGATGGTGATGACCGCTATGTGAGAGAAACACCTGCTGGATCTGGTCCAGTGAAATATATTGATGTTCTTGAAAAGAAAGTAGTAGGCACAGGCGAAACAGCAACCAATGCCGGAGAACCAACGATTCCTTATAATGAATATTTCCGTGTAAGAACTAGAACTGGACATCAAATATTGATGCATAATTCAGAAGATTTAATCTATATCGGAAATGCTAGAGGAACAACATGGGTTGAATTAACGTCAAACGGCAAGATTGATATCTATGCCCAAGACAGCATCAGCATCCATACAGAAACTGACCTCAATGTGTTTGCAAATAGAGATATTAATCTAGAAGCCGGCAGAAATATCAACATGAAATCGGGCGGTAGACTCAAGGCAGACATCGGATCCAACATGGAGCTGTTGATAGCAGCAGACGGTAAAATCACAGTTGGAGCAAACTGGGATCAAAAAATAGGTGGAACAACAAAATTAGCATCGACGGGCAATATCAATGTAGTATCAGCAGCAAATAATAGATTTACTTCAGGAGCAAGCACACACATTGTTGCGGTAGGAGAACTTAGAGAAAGTGCCAGTACGATACATATGAATGGAGCATTAGCTGATGTGGGCGATGTGGCAGAACAAGTGATACCGTTAACAACACATGCAAATCCGGTAACGTCTGCAGCAGCAGATTGGCCCTCAACAAAATATCAGACAGGAACAATATCCAGTATTATGAAAAGAATTCCCATGCACGAACCGTGGCCCTTGCATGAAAATCAAGTACCTCAATTTAATACGCCAACAAATACAGATAGAGATACCTAGGAGATATTATGGCAAATAAACTATACAATCAAAAAACTGTGGCAACCAACACAGCGTCTGTAGGTGATAAAGGCGGCACATTTACCTATAAGGGATTTAGTTCCAAAGAATTTTCTCGCAATTACAAGCTCTATGATATTGATCTTGTTAAGCAAGATCTAATCAATCATTTTTATATTCGCAAAGGTGAAAAGTTAGAAAATCCTGATTTCGGAACGATTATTTGGGATATGCTATTTGAGCCATTTACTGAAGATGTAAAAAATATGATCGCTAAAGATGTAGAGACTATCATTAACTATGATCCGAGAATCGTGGTAAATGAAGTGTTGATTGATAGTACAGATATTGGAATACGAATACAAGCAGATTTAACGTACATCCCATTCAATATCAACGAACGTATGACATTTGATTTTGATAAGAATAATTCTATCATTAACTAAGCAGTTTATTTTGTTTGGTAAATATGATATAGGAACTGACAATGACAACAACTAGTAGACAAAATAACCTAATACTAAATCAAGATTGGACTAGGATTTATCAGACATTTAAAAATGCTGATTTTAAATCATACGATTTTGAAAATCTACGCAGGGTTATTATCACATATCTAAGAGAAAATTATCCAGAAGATTTCAATGATTATATTGAATCCTCCGAGTATATGGCTCTTATTGATGCAGTAGCATTTCTAGGACAAAGTCTAGCTTTCCGTATCGATCTAGCATCAAGAGAAAACTTCATCGAACTAGCAGAACGCAAAGAAAGTGTTCTACGTCTGGCTCGTATGCTTAGTTACAACGCCAAGAGAAACATAGCGGCTAACGGATTGATCAAATTTTCCAGTATAACAACCACTGAAGAATTATTAGATTCAAACGGTAAAAATCTATCCAACCAGATTGTGTCGTGGAATGATCCAACTAATACCAACTGGTTAGAACAGTTTATCACTATTCTTAACGCAGCCATGGCTGACAACACAGAATTTGGTCGCAGTCAAGGATCTGGTACAATACAAGGAATTCCCACAGAACAATATAGATTCAAAACAATCAGCACCGATGTTCCGATTTATACATTCGGAAAAACAGTTGCAGCAAGATCCATGACCTTTGAAATAGTCAGCACAGCATTCAAAGACAGCGATGCAGTTTATGAAGAACCACCAGTACCAGGAAACCAACTAGGGTTTATATATCGCAACGACGGCAAAGGCCCAGGAAGTCAGAACACTGGCTTCTTTCTGTTATTCAAACAAGGCAGCCTAGAACTTGCAGATTTTTCTATAGATGTTCCAACCACCAACGAAACTGTAGCAGTAAACAGTGCCAATATCAATAATGATGATATATGGCTATTCAGTCTAGGAAGCAGCGGTAATCAATTGAATCAATGGACGCAGGTTTCCAGTTTGATTGGAAACAATATTGCGTATAACAGCCTTACACAAAATATCAGAAATATCTACGCTGTTGAAACCAAAGAAGAAGACAGAGTCGATCTAGTATTTGCTGATGGTATTTACGGAAACTTACCACAAGGTGCGTTTCGTGTTTATTATAGAATCAGTAACGGACTAAGTTATACTATCGCTCCCGCAGAACTAAGGGGAATCAACATCACGGTTCCTTATATTAATAAAAGTGGACAATCACATACACTAACCATCGGATTAGCTCTGCAATATTCTGTAGCTTCAAGTGCTGCATCAGAAGATATCGATTCAATTAGGACTAATGCTCCTGCTGTGTATTACACACAGAATAGAATGATCACCGGTGAAGATTACAATCTTGCGCCGTTATCTAGTTCGCAAGACATATTAAAAATTAAATCTATAAACAGAACATCTAGTGGCATCAGCAGAAATTTTGAAATACTCGATGCAAGCGGAAAATACAGCAGTATAAATGTATTTGCCGATGACGGATTCATATACAAAGAACAAATAGAAAATCAACTAAATTTTAAATTTACTAGTAGAATCGAAATATTAAATTTCATTAGACGCAGCGTTGAACCTATTTTTACTGATACTGCTGTGTATAATTTCTATATTACTAAATTTGATAAAATTCTTTTTACAGATTTAAACAGTGTTTGGCAAAGTGTTACAACAGATGTTAACATGGCCACTGGATATTTTAAAAATGTAGTTGACAATTCTCTGTTAAAGGTTGGGGTATATTCCACCAGCAGCTTAAAATACCTTGCACCGGGTGCATTAATTAAATTTATTCCGCCTAGCGGATACGCCTTTAAGAAAGGCGAGTTAGTATTGATTGACTCTAACGACTCGGAACAGACAGATAGATTATGGACCAAAACTGTTAGAATAGTTGGCGATGGAACTAATGCTGGCAGGGGAGTGTTAACCACGGGACTAGGGCCTGTGACATTTAGTGATCCTGTACCAACCGGAGCAATAGCAGATCGAATCGTTCCTAAATTTGTCAACGATTTGCCCACAGCATTAGAAACAGAAATGGTCAACCAAACGTTCCAGGGATTAAACTTTGGTCTAAGATTCGATGTACCTACATCTACATGGAAAATAATCGCAGCCAGCGATTTAGATCTAGTATCTAATTTTAGTCTAGGTAAGGCCGGTGACACCACAAACATTAATTTAGATGCATCTTGGATATTGGCATTTGTAAAAGATGTAGATCAATATGTGATAAGAATTCGCGGATTAGATTATGTTTTTGGTAGCGTAGAACAAAATAGATTTTATTTTGATGCCAATGAAAAACAATACAATGACACGCTAGGGCGAGTAGTTAAAGATCAAGTAAAAGTTCTAGGAATTAATAAATCCAGTACAGGATCAGCTGTGCCCATAGGCAATGATTTTACTTTTGAAATTGATGACACGATTAAATTTGATGATGGGTATGAAAGTTCTATAGAAATTAAAGTGGCATTTTCTGATCGAGACGACGATGGTGTTGTAGATAATCCCGAAGCTTTTGAACAGATAGTAGGATTAGATACGCAATTAAATTATTTGTTTTTTGAAGAAATAATCGACGAAGCCGGTTCGCAGGTATATCAATTGGTGGATAATTCAGATAATCTAATATTAATAGTTGAAAGAGAATCGCTGATTACAATTTCTAATTATAATGATGGGCAATTAATATATTTTTATGATTCAGCAGAAGATCAAGTTAAGCGTGTTGATAAGACAACTAACACATTGATATTAGAAAGCACATACAAGGGTGTGGTTGGTCGAGACAATCTCAAATTTCAATACGTACACAATGCTAGTGTTGATAGAAGAATCGATCCTAGTGTGAGTAATATTGTTGATATTTTCTTGTTGACTAGAAGTTACGATTCTGCATTTAGAACCTATTTAATAGGCGGAACAGATACAGAGCCAGAAGCACCCAACAGCGACAGTTTAAAAATCAGCTTTGGTTCTAAATTAGACGCTATCAAATCTATCAGTGACGATATCATTTATCATCCTGTGAAATACAAGGTATTGTTTGGAGTCAAGGCAGAAACAAAATTACAAGCACAATTTAAAGTGGTTAAAAATCCTGGGCAAACAATCAATGACAATGAGTTAAAAGTTAGAATAGTCACTGCTATTAATGAGTTTTTTGATATTGCAAACTGGGACTTTGGTGATAAATTTTATCTTAGTGAATTAACTACCTATGTGTTAAATCAAGTGGCTCCGGATATCAGTAATATAATAATAGTTCCAAGACAGACTAGACAGTCATTTGGCAGTTTGTTTGAAATACAGAGTGGCCCAGATGAAATTTTTGTCAATGGTGCCACAGTAGACGATATAGTGATAGTTTCAGCGATAACCGCATCCGAGGTTAGAGCACCCATTGCGAGCATTGTAACGACAACATAATATGGCAGATAAATTTCCAAAAAGCGGTTTACCAATTAGAAAAACAGTAGAACTGTTACCTTCGATATTTAGGTCAGACATCAATGACAAGTTTATGTCTGCAGTGGTTGATCCCTTGGTACAACCAGGGTCATTAGAAAAATTAGTAGGATATATTGGTCGTAGATATGGTAAGACATATCGTAGTCCAGATGTTTACTTAGATTCTGATAATACACTAAGAAGTCGGTATCAATTAGAACCAGGGGTCGTTGTTAAAAGAGACGACGGATCTGTGGAAAAATTTTATGATTTCATTGATTTTAAAAATCAATTAAAATTCTTTGGCAACGACGATGATCGCGATAATCTAATTACATCACAGGATCACTACAGTTGGAATCCTCCTAAGCACTGCGACAAATATGTAAACTTCCTCGAATGCTATTGGGTGCCAGAAGGACCACCACCGGTGGATGTCTTTGGTCAGCCACGCACAGTAGGCAGTCAATATGGCGTCAAGCTAGGAGTAAATTCATTTATTCTAAGTCCAGATGGCTATACCAATAATCCCACCCTAACATTGTATAGGGGCGAAACCTACAAGTTTAGAGTCAACTGTCCTCAAGAAGGATTTGTGATTAGGACCAACTATGATACTGGTTCGCTGATATTCAATCCTAACAGAGCCTATGCTGCAGGACAATTTGCAGTTTATGACAGCAAATTATGGAAAGCTAACATTGATATTTTACAAGGTGATGGCAGCACTATATCCTCAGAAAGCGGCGATTGGACATACGTAGAAAATATATCCACAGGAACTGCACTTGACTATAACAACGGTGTGACCAATAATGGTGTTGAAAATGGTTTTCTAGAATTTAAAGTTCCATACGATGCGCCCGATGTGCTGTTTTATCAAGGTAAAATAACACCAGATAGATTTGGTCGTATCATGATTGCTAACATTGAATCAAATACTTTTGTTGATGTTGAAAAAGAAATCATAGGCAAAGAAACTTACACCAGCGGAAATGGAGTTAAGTTTACCACAGGACTAATCGTAGAATTCAAGGGCAATGTAACTCCCGTAAAATATGCCACAGGTCGTTGGGTAATTGAAAATGTAGGGGTTAAAATCAATGTAGTCAACTGGGACGATTTAGTTATTCCTAGACTGGCAAAAACCGTGCCAGAAATAGTTTTTGATAATGAAGGATTTGACACACAACCGTTTGACGATGCGTCAACGTACCCAACTGATCAAGATTATATAGTCATTAGTAGAGACAGCATTGATCTTAATCCTTGGTCACGATACAATCGTTGGTTCCATCGACAAGTTCTAGAATACGCACATCAGTTACGAGGCGAAGATTTCTCAGCGCCAGAAACTGCTAGAGCCAAGCGACCAATCTTTGAATTCTTACCAGGACTACAATTATTCAATCATGGTCGTATCGCAAAGCAGACAGTTGACTATATTGATGATTATACTACAGATATTTTATCCAGTATCGAAGGCAGTGTGGGATATAGCATTGATGGAGAAACATTATTTCAAGGTGCGAGAATCTTAGTTGTGGCCGACGAAGACGAATTAACAAATAATAAAATTTATCAAATAGAATTTATCACCCACAATGGTAAAAAACAAATCCACTTAGCGGAAACTGAGGACAGTGACTCTGCAGAAGGCGAATGTGTATTAATTCGAAGAGGCCAAAAAAACGCAGGATTAATGTTTCATTACAACGGTACAGCATGGGTAAAAAGTCAAGTTAAAACCAAGGTAAACCAGGCTCCGTTGTTCGATGTATACGATACCGACGGTGTAAGTTTTTCAGATCCAGATAGATATCCCGAAAGTACTTTCGCTGGTACTGAATTAGTGGGATACAAAGTGGGCACCGGTAAAGTGGATTCTAAATTAGGATTTCCATTGGCCTATCTCAATATCAACAACATCGGAGATTTGTTGTTCCATTTTAATTGGGATACTGATACCTTTAGATACAGAAAAGATACCGAGACCGTGACTCAAAGAATAGCCACAGGATTTTACTATCTAGATGATTCTGGCGGGTACGGTGGTTGGGGGAATGGATGGATTGATACTTCTAGAAAATATTTGATGCCGTTGATTGACAGCATAATAATATCCGAACCTACCAATACCATTACTCTTACTATTATTAATTGGGACGAAATAGCCCTTGATAGTGATTATGAAATTAGATTCTATCTCAACGGCGGGATATTCAAAAGTCCATATACAAGAGATTTTAACAAATTTATTTTCAGTGAAAAAACATTTGAAGTAGATGATATAGTTTCTATTAAACTGGTGACCGATGTTGCACCCGATACTGGATACTATGAAATACCTATGGGCTTGGAAAAAAATCCTCTCAATGCCCCTGTGGCAGAATGGACACTTGGTCAAGCAGCTGACCACTTAAATTCTGGTTTAGATTTCAATCCTAATTGGACTGGAGTAGTTCCCGGGCTAAACGACCTGCGAGATATTCCATTAGACGAATTTGGAAAATCATGGAACACTTATAGTACTAGGTACATGCACCATTCTGGCATAGCACCGATCGCAGTGAGTCTGTTATGCGATAAAACAAATAATGTTATCAAGGCTCTGCAATATGCTAAAAAATCATATACTAACTTTAAAAATAATTTCTTAGATAGAGCTATTGCATTACCTTATAATGATAATGTCGCAGATTTTGTAGATGATATTATTGCAGACATAACCAGAACAAAAACCATAGACAGTGCATTTGCCGACAGCGACATGATTGGTAGCGGAGCTTACACTGCTATCAAATACATTGTAGAAGACACTGGAACAAATACATTTGCGCTTTCTGCAAAATTTTCGTTGACAGAACTTAGTCGACGAGCTGTATATGTTTATATCAATAATCAACAATTATTGAATACCAAAGACTATGAGTTCAATGCTACATTTGGTTTCGTGATTATTAGTAAATCTCTAGAGATTAATGATGTAATTGAAATCAGAGAATATGTGTCAACAGCGACAAATTATATTCCTACAACACCAACAGCTATCGGCTTGTATAAAAAATATACTCCTATGCAATTTGTTGATGATACATATCTAGAGCCAAAAACAGTGATACAGGGACATGATGGTAGCATCACTATTGCATATGACGATTTTCGAGATCAATTATTATTAGAATTAGAATATAGAATATACAATAATATTAAACAGGAATATAACGAACCTTTGTTTAGCATTGATAAAGTTGTTGGCGGTTATTACGGAAATGCGTTATATACCAAACCTCAACTTGACGCAGTAGTAAATCAAGAATTTTTAAAGTGGATACAAAACACAAATATTAGTTATACTGCTAATACAACATTTGATTCAGAGAACAGTTTCACCTATACCTATACTAATATGACTGACCCAACAGGTACGCAGCGTTTACCTGGGTATTGGAGAGGAGTGTATAACTGGTTCTATGACACAGATCGTCCACATCGCTGCCCTTGGGAAATGTTAGGCTTTTCTCAAATGCCAACATGGTGGGAAGATGAATATGGACCAGCACCATATACCAAATACAATTTAATCTTATGGGAAGATCTGCGTGACGGTATCGTTCGTCAAGGTGATCGCAAAGGCATCTACGACAGATATAAACGACCATCATTGATGTCGCACATCCCAGTTGACGGTGATGGAAAACTTTTAAGCCCGCTGGATTCAAATCTAGCTGGAGACTTTGCATTAATCAATAATCAAGGATCCTTTGTGCTAGGGGACATAGCTCCGGTAGAGTATGCTTGGAGAGCCAGCTCAGAATGGCCATTCGCTGTTACTATGGCTATGTGCTTAATGAAACCATTTGATTTTATCAATGATAGTCTTGATAGATCTAGAATTAAATTAAACAAACTAGACCAAACTGTGCATAAAAACACAGACCTCTTTATCACATTAGATGACATAGTGATGCCTGTGTCTGGTGGAGATCAGACTGCAGGGCTGTTAAATTATCTTGCAGATTATGCTAAATCAATAGGAATATCTCTAGATGAAGTTGAAAGAAAAATAAAAAATATCGACGTGAGATTGACCACTAGATTAAGCGGATTTGTTGACAAAGGTCAACAGAGATATCTGTTAGATTCAAAGAGCCCTAAATCAGCCAGCAGCAGTGTGTTTGTGCCTCCAGAAAATTATGACATAATCTTTAATGTTAGCACCCCGATCTCCAGCGTAACGTACAGCGGAGTTATTATCGAAAAAACACAAGGTGGTTGGATTATCACAGGATACGATGATTCCACTCCATATTTTGAATATACCGACGTGTCACCGAATCAAAAGGATCCATTGATATCAATAGGCGGTGTATCAGAAACATTTGTTAATTGGGAAGCAGGAAAACAGTTCAATAATGGACAGATTTGTAGACTGAATAACACCTTCTATAGAGCACTGAAGACACATACGTCGAGTACTGAATTTGATAATACTCTATGGAAAAAATTATCTAAACTACCGCTGATAGGTGCAGTTGAAGCACTTAGAAGAAGAAATTTTAACAGAGCTGTTAAAAAATTAAGTTACGGCACTAAATTAATTTCTGTACAAGAAGTTGTTGATTTCTTATTGGGCTACGAACAATATCTTAAATCTCAAGGATTTAAATTTGATAGATATGATGCTGAAAATCAAGTAGCACAAGATTGGTTGACCAGCTGTAAAGAATTCATGTTCTGGACCAGACATAATTGGGCTGTAGGCTCATTGATCACTCTTAGTCCGTCGGCACAAAAATTAGATATCACTATTCCTGTGGGAGTAGCTGATAATATTCTCGACGGATTCTATGAATATCAAATACTCAAAGGCGATGGAAAACCCCTCACTCCTAATCTTATCAACGTCAATAGAACCTTCCAAAATATCACAGTTGAAACTGCAAACACAGAAGAAGGTATATATTATCTAAAACTATATTATGTTCTAAAAGAACACGTGACTATTTTTGATGATAGAACGGTGTTCAATGATATCCTTTATGACAAGACCACAGGATATCGTCAAGAGCGTATTAAATCTCAGGGTTTCCGCACAGTGGATTGGGATGGCGACTACACTAGTCCGGGATTCTTGTTCGATAATGTAGACATACAGCCTTGGCAGCCTTTCACAGATTATAGACTGGGAGATATAGTTTCATATAGAAGCTATAATTGGACCAGCTTGATTAATCAACTAGGCACTGTGGAATTTGATCCGACTAATTGGACCAAGCTAGATTCAACACCAGAAAAACAATTGGTAGCGAACTTTGATTATAAAGTTAATCAGTTTGAAGATTACTACGATGTTGCATCGGCGGGTATAGGAGAAAATCAAAGAGCACTAGCTCGACATTCTGTAGGTTATCAAACCAGAGAGTATCTGCAAAATCTATCTGAAGATCCTGTAACACAATTTAGATTGTACCAAGGATTTATTCGTGAAAAAGGCACAGCCAATGCTGTTACTAAAATATTCAATAAACTCAGCCGTACTGGTGATGCTATCGAATTAAATGAAGAATGGGCGTTTAGAGTAGGTAGACTAGGCGGAATAGATCAACTCAAAGAAATAGAAATTTTATTAGAGAAAGATAAATTTCAAGTTAATCCTCAGCCAATACTCGTGCTTGATACCAAACCGGTTAATATATTAGATCAATATTATAGAATAGTGGGATCAGATTTTTCCATACAGCCAATCCCGTTTACCACACACATTAATCCGATATCCACAGAAGCCGAACCTGTTAGAACTGCAGGTTATGTAAAAACAGATCAAATAGATTTTGTTGTTTCGTCTAGAGATGATATATTAAACATTGATATCAATTCTGTGATTGAAAACGATCACATATGGGTTACATTTGACAAATATACTTGGTCAGTGTTAAGATACAATCAGTCACCGATTATAACAATAACCGCCGTTACTAAATCTGCAAATTTTGTTACGATAACTCTAGATCGTCGACACAACTTTGTCGTAGACAATATTGTTGGTTTCAAAGAAATTACATATCTTGAAGGATTTTTTCGAATCACAGCAGTTGGTCTATTTACAATAACCGTCGAAGTTAGTCCGTCGGCACAAGACCCGTTGTTTGATAACAGCACTATCGCTTATATCTACACACTAACACCTGCTAGGTTCGAATCATACGATGTGTTAGATTTTCAACATGCTGCGATATTAAAAGACGGGTCTAAACTATGGATTGATAATAATGGCAGCAATAGTTGGGAAGTTATTGAAAAGAAAAAACAATTTGCTGAGAAACAGATCACAGAATATGGTACAACTTCTCCCTTATACGCCGGATCAAAAGTATTATACATTGACAATCTAAAACAAACAATTTCTAGTATCCCTGGATCTGGATATGTAATGTCTTATATTGAAACGGCAGCTGGTCTAGTATTGAAACAAATCATAGCACCGCCCGCAGGATTTGAATCTGGAGTATTGGGCTCTTTTGGTAAATCCATGGCAGTAAGTGCAGATAACAGATGGTTGATTATAGGTTCTCCCAACGCTAGCGGTATTCGTAGTAATTATCAAGGAACATTCAATCCTTCTGCAACCTATCTCACAGATGACATCGTAGTATATGCAGGTAAACTATGGAAATCATTGACCACTAATGTAGGCGATGGAAGTTCGATCAATATCAGTTCTAATGATTGGGCACCAGCGACATCAATACCGGCTTTCACAGCAGGAACTACAGCAGGGTATACTAACCAAGGTATGATTTCAATATATGAATGGGAAAATCAACGATGGGCTCTTAAATCCTCGTTTGTCAGCCCACGTCCCAACAACGACGAATTATTTGCATCTGATATAACTATCGGTCAATCTGGTAACACCTATTACATGGCAGTTTCTGCGGTGGAGTCTGCAGATGGCCGTGGTCGTGTATATCTTTATACCTACAATGGAACAGAATGGAAACACCTAGAAAATCAAAATTACAAAGGTATATATGATCCAGTATCTACTGCATATTATGCAGGCGAAATAGTATGGTATGATTCTACACTATGGATGTGCCTAGAAGATTCGACATACGGTGATGGCAGTACAATTTCTGTGGAATCTGCAGGGTGGCAACGAATGGATCCTATTTCCACCCACAGCTCGTTACCAACAAACATCGCCATAGATGATGATGGATCAACATTGGGTAACCTATTAGAAACACAAGCAGGAATACTTTCAAATTCACAACTTGCAGAATTAATTAAAATTGGTGACAAGTTTGGAACCAGCATTGCAATGAATAGGGATGCCAGCGTGTTAGCAGTCGGAGCACCATTCAGCGACGGACAATATTTCCCCAACTTCCGAGGCGTGTGGAGACCCGATATAGAATACATTGAGGGAGATGTAGTTAGATATCAAAACGGATATCATAAACTTGTACAAAGATTTGGCGAATTATTAGATTCGACCACTCGTAGTTTCAACGAAGCTCCAGACCTCGGTCAGCCTTGGGATAGCGTCGGTGATAGCACAGGCGAATCATCAGGAAAAGTTTTCATATATCAAAGATCCCAAACCGGCATATACGAATTAAAACAAACAATTACATCGGGATCTATGATTGATCTCAACGATGTTGATTCCGGAACCACCCCAATCGCAGCCGGTGATCAATTCGGGTGGAGCCTGGACATAGACTATTCTGGAACAACACTGTTAGTTACCAGCCCTAAAGCAGATATCAATTTTCAAAATCAAGGCAGCGCCTATATTCTGCGCACAGATAGTTTTGCTGGCATCGAATATCGATTAAAACAAAAACTTGAAAGTTTTGAAATATATCCAAATGAATATTTCGGTCAAAGCGGATCGATAAGTTATGACGGTGATAGAATAGCCATAGGTGCTAACAATTCTCCATATTCATTGCCTACTAGATTTGATATCACACAAGGCACAACATTCGATCAAAGCAGAACTAGATTTGTTGATAGAAAAGGGTATTCTGGTGCGGTATACGTATTTGAGAAAAAAGACGACAATTATTTCTTAGTCGAAAAATTAGAAGCTACGTTATCGCCATTTGAATCATTTGGATTTAGTGTTGATTGTTCACATTCAGCGATTGCTGTTGGATCGCCTGATTACATTGCGCCAGCTACCCACGGAACTGTGCTGGCCTACGACGGACCTAAGACTGGTATAGTTAGATTATTTAGAAAAGATTCCTCAGTAAATTCTTGGAATACGCTAGGAACTCAAACATCGGTTGTTGATGTCACTGCTATAAAGAGTATTGAATTATACGATAATATTAAAAATGTTAAGATACAAGACATAGACTATGTTGATAATGCTAAACTAAAAATACTCAACATCGCAGAACAAGAAATTAAATTTAAAACTATCTATGACCCAGCAGTTTATACCATTGGTACCGATGAACAGGTAGTAGATACAACAACAGCATGGGCTGAGAGACATGTCGGTGAGTTGTGGTGGGATTTATCTACAGCTAAATGGAAATATTACGAACAGGGAGATGCTGCATATAGAACCGGAAATTGGAATGCCCTAGCAGAAGGAGCCACCATTGACGTGTATGAATGGGTTGAAACTTTACTGTTACCTAACGAATGGGCTGCCATTGCTGATACCAACGACGGTATTGCACAGGGAATTTCTGGCCAACCGTTGTATCCCGACAACACAGTGCATTCAGTAAAAGTATTAATTAATCCTAATACTGGACTAGCAACTAGCACACTATATTATTATTGGGTAAGAAATAAAACAATAATTCCTGCAAATAACCCAACCAGAAGAATTGCAGCTTCGGAAGTGGCTGCAGCGATTGAAAATCCAGCAGGATCGGGCGTCGCCTTTATTGCGCTAATTGATAGTGATAAATTTTTAACGTATAATTTTGAATCAATACTGGCTTCAGATACTGCACTGTTGAATATCCAATATCTAAAAAATAAAAAACAATTAAATTCGATTCACAATGAATATCAACTGCTAACAGAAGGACTGGCAGATAGTTTGCCAACAACAAGTCTAGAAACCAAATGGATTGACAGCTTGATAGGTAGCGACATAATTGGTAATGTTATTCCTGATCCTAAATTGCCTGCTAAACAGAAATACGGAATTAATTTTCGACCACGTCAGGGCATGTTCATAGATCGAAGAAGCATATTAAAAATTACTATCGATAAAATAAACACGTTCCTAAAGAAAGAACCGTTCTTGGATATCGTACCATTTGATACATTAAATGACTTTGAATCAGCACCATCAGCCTCATTGAATTTATATGATCAGGCAGTGGATAATCAAGTTGATTTGATCACTATTGGTACAGCTAGAGTTCGTCAAGCGGTGCTATCAGTCAATATCATAAACAATCAAGTTGATAACATCACTATAGTTAACAGAGGGTTTGGATATAAAAAAGTTCCTCCGATAATTATTACAGGCGACGGAACAGGAGCCACTGCTGAAGCAACAATTGATAGTCAAGGACGTATAATTTCTGTAACAGTTATTACCAAGGGGAAAAAATATACATCGGCTACTGCTGTGGTTAGACAATTTTCTATATTAGTTAATGCAGATGAAACCACTAACGGATTCTGGGCTATCTACGCCTGGGACGATGTAAGAAAAATATTCTATAGAAGTAGAACACAGTCGTATGACACGACAAAATATCAATATTCTGAGGATTGGTGGGCCGAAGGATACGGATCCACTAGCAGGATTGTTAAAGAAGTAGCGTATTTTACATTGATCCCTTCAATCACAGTGGCGATCGGCGAGCTAATTAGAATCACAGAATACGGTAGCGGCAGTTGGGCAGTATTTGAAAAAATAGCAACCACCAACGCATATTTCTTTGACAACTATAAATTGGTAGGAAGAGGTTCAGGAACTTTTCAGTTAAGTACATCGCTTTGGAATAATAGGCTATCGGGAATTGGATTTGACAATACTGCATCCTTTGACACTAAATTATACGACATCGACAACAGCAAAGAATTGCGTATTATATTAGATAATATCAAAAACAAATTGTTTATCGGTGAATATGCTGTTGAGTGGAACACATTGTTTTTTACTGCTGTGAGATATGCTTTCGCTGAACAACAATATATTGATTGGGCATTTAAAACAAGTTTCTTAAATGCCACACACAATGTTGGTTCTCTTGAACAGAAATTAAATTATAAAAACGACAATCTATCAAGTTTTCAAGAATATATACAAGAAGTTAAACCATATAGAACCACGGTTCGAGAGTATCTCAGCAAATATTCAACTACGGAACCACTAGATCAAGCCACGACAGATTTTGATCTACCACCGGCTTTCTCTACTGCTGAAGGAAAAATAATTCCTATATCTAATTCTAATGAGGAAATACAATCGTATCCTTGGCGTTGGTGGTTAGATAATCGAGGATTTGGTATAACTGCGATCGAAGTATCTGATGCAGGCGAAGGATATACCACAGTACCTAATGTGTTAATTTCCGGTAACGGCACAGGGGCTAGAGCACGAGCGTTTGTGTCTAATGGTGCGATTTCCGGTTTTGAAATCTTAGATCAAGGTACCGGATATACACAAACTCCAACTATAACGCTAGTGGGAGGAAACAGTGCCAGACTGGCATCTGCGATTGCAATACTCGGTGATTCTAAAGCTAGAACATTTGGTATCACAGTGAAATTTGATAGATTATCTAAGCAGGGTACCTATATTGAGCTGTCACAGGAACAGGTATTTACTGCCACAGGATTTACTTCGGTATTTGATTTAAATTATGCATCGACGCGAGATAAAAGTAAAATCACCATTACCAAAGATAATCAGGTGGTTTTAAATGATGAATATATAATCAATCTTTATACATCTACCACAGATACCTATAGTTTATTAAAAGGTAAAATTATATTTGTAACAGTGCCCGAAGCAGGCAGCATTATTAAAGTTACCTATGAGAAAAATGATTCCTTGCTAGATGCAGTCAATCGTATAGAAAAATTCTACGCACCAAGCTCAGGAATGCGAGGCAAAGAACTATCACAGTTAATGACCGGTATAGATTTTGGTGGCGTTCAGATTCAGGGCACAACATTTGATGTCACAGGCGGCTGGGATGCTCTTCCTTGGTTCACAGATAACTGGGACAGCGTGGAAGCAGCAGCCGATTATTATGTGGTCTGTGACGGAAGCACTACTTTCGTGACTCTACCGTTTGTACCATCCGCGGGACAAGAAATTAATATCTATTTAAAACGTGCAGGAACAGGAATTGCAAGAGACATAGATACATTAGGGCCGACCACAGCACCAACTGTGGTATTTGTCGAATCCACACAAGCTCCTGCGGCGGTGAGAATAGATTCTCCTTATTTTGTACTAGGAGACGATTCGTCAACATCTGTAAATCCTAATGCACAGATGCCTACCTTCATTGGTGACGGTGTTACAAACACTATAGAGATTGGAATTTACATACAGACAAATGTTGGGGATATATTGATATTCCGTCCTATAGAAAGCGATGGCAGTGTGACCATAACTGATAATAATCTTTTAGATACCAAACTAAGTGGCGGTACTTTCTCAGCGACGGGATCCACAGCAACCAATATTGCTCCAAACACCATAGACGGTATATATGCAATCGCTAGCGGAACACTGGCAGAAGAAATATCCATAGACGGTGATAAATTTATTTCTCCTGATCAAGTACCTGCGCCAGAAGAAAACGTTCCAGGACAGGTATTGGACAGCGTCAGCATCAAGGTGTTCAATAATACCCGCTCTGGTGCAGCACCTCTGCAATCTAAGACTCTAATATCAAATGGAACTACTAAGATATATGATATTGATCTAGAAATTCTAGAATCTCGCTCATTGTTGGTATATGTCAATAAAATCAAACAAGAATTCAACAGTGCAGATTCCACAATTAATTATGCCATTGATTTTATCACCAAGCAGATCGAATTCACGACTGCACCTGCAGCA